CGCCATGTCGTTCCCCTCTTGCGTATCGTTGCCACTGTCCCGCCTGGCGTAATTTCTGGCGTGAAAGTGTGGATCGTTGCGGACGATTGCGCAAGTCTACGGAATGCCGTTAGCCTGTTAGCGACTGATCCTATTGCGGTTTGAGCGTTCACGGAGTCATCCGTACAATACCGGAATGCTATTAGATTTCATCCTTTAGGAACCGACAAAGCGCCTACTCCGCGCTCTGCGCGTCGTCCTGGCGTGATGCTGGCGTGATCGTCTCCCGTATTTTTTCTGCAACGTATGATGCCGGTTCAATATCTCCAATTGACTCAACGATTGCCGCGCATTCCTCGCGGGCATTCCTGTCCGCAGCTTCGATGTCCGGTTGCATCGCGTCGATTGCGGCTTGTGCTTGAGGCGTGAAGCATGTCCAATCGTGATTATTATCGTCGTATCGGCTAGCCTTACATATCGCCCGCGCGACTCGCTCAAGTCTGTCCACTTATAGTCTCCATGATTGCCCGTTCGCATCGTTTCGCTGAGTGGACTCCAGTCATCCACTCTTGCCCGGTGTTTTCATAGGACTCCGCAATTTTGTCGCAAATCGCCGCGCATTCCTCGCGGGCCGCTCTGTTGCAGGCGTTCCATGCGTTGTGTGCAGCGTTTATCTGTTCCTCGTCCATCGCTTCGCGCCATGTGTGGTCGTCTCGAGGGATTATTGAGTCGAGCCATTCATCAAACGTCATTTCATCGTCTCCCGAATTTCGTCTGCGATTCCTGCAACCACACCGGAAACGTCCATTTGCGCGTGCTCCCACGATTCCGCAATCCTCGCGCATTCCTCGCGCGCCGCTCGGTCCTGGTTCATTATTTCGTGGTACAACTTCTCGATACCGTCATACCGAGCATCACAAGTAGCCCTCCATGCGGCATCCTTTAACTTTTCCGTGAATTCATCGAATGTCATTGCATTTCTCCTGTTGGGTTGGCAAGTCCTGGCTTAAATCCCGATTGACTCGATTGCGAGTCTCGCAGCCAGCTTCAGAATTTCTTCCTTGCATTCGCGTATCACAAGCCGTTCAGCCTGTGCTACATACTCGGCTCGCCTGACCGCGTCTGCTGAATTGTCGCAGGCATGGCCCCATCGCAAGTGTTTAGATTCATTGTGATAATCAGTAGCTCGCAATATCTCGGCTGCGTCTGATACTGCATTGCCCGCCTTTTTCTTGAATTCATCGAACAGAGTCATTGCCTTCCCCGTTTGTGGTGGACCCGTGCCGGAATCTCACCGGCTCGACGTATCAGTGCGCCGCAAACTCCAGGTATCGTCGCTGGTCCGTAATGGTGGAGCGGTGCAGGCTCGAACTGCACGCGGCCCAAATCTGCCGCCGCTCCGTAAATGGTGGCCGCCGAGTCGGCCCGTAGCAAGCTACGCGGGTGCGCGATGCAATCTCGGTTTCATCACGTCCGATTTGGTGGAGCGGGTCGGGAATTGCACCCGACTGTGGCACATAAGATGGTGGCGATATAACCGGGATGCCACCTACCGCCAGAAGCCCGTTAAGCCGTTAAAACGCAGCCCTTATCTGCTAGGCACTGACCGATCCTCTCGTCACCGAGAGCGTCAGCTTGGACCCTTTGCCGTGTCTGGCACGTATACACTCGCGTCACTGTCCGCGATGCCGCTCCGTAAAAGGTGGAACCGTGTCACCAGATGCGCGCTGACAGAATCGAACTGTCGCACGGTTCCGTAAATCAGTGCCGGTTACGTTATCCGGCGACCTTTCGGCCCGTTGGGAGCGAGACCGGGAGTCGAACCCGGCAGGCGTAAGGTTGCGACCCTTTTACCGCTTACGGCGTGTCCGCACGCTGCCGCTCCGTAAATCAGCGCCCATTATTACGACCGGGCCAGTCGTCCGCATCTGTCGCGGATTGGGTGGAGCGGGCGCCCGTTAGGGCGCTGGCACTTCGCGCCGTCTGGCCAAGACGGATCGGATAGCCCCGTCGTCACGTTGTGCCTATCCTCGCGCCGCTCCGTAAAACTATTACCTAACTGCCACAAACAACCAGAAGGCGGCTAGGCATAACAACAATAAAGGCATTTGTTCAATCATATCAGACTCGCATCGGCATAATTACTGTCTTCCAGAACGGAAAGTTCTCTGAGCTTATTACAACAGTTCCTTTGTCGCTAACCATTAGCTTAACGTTCTCGCACGCAACTGAACTTATCGCTTGGATAAGGTAGTTAACGTTAAACCCTACGCGTTCAATTTGTTCTCCGAACAACGCAACTACATCAACAGACTCGCTAGCGCTTTCGTCAGAACTGTTCGCTGATGTAATGCTTATGGCTTCCTGGTTAGCCGATAGCACAATTGCTCCGGTACGCTCCTCGGATAGGATAGAAGCACGCTTTAGTGCGTCAACGAACGAGCGCCGGTTAACCTCTACTTCAGCGACAAAAGAATTCGGTGCAGGAATAACGCGGTTAAAGTCAGGAAACTTTCCTTCGATTAGCTTTGCCTCAAGGTTTTCTGATTCCGTGCTTACTGCAATCGACCGTTCCCCGACGGACAACGTAATCGTTGAACCGTTCGCGGTCTTCTTTATAGATGCTACTGCGTTACTCGGAACAATAGCCGAAAACGGTTCACACACAACTTCGATTTCGTTCTTAGCGAGACGGTGACCATTACTCGCTACTGCCGTGATTGTTCCACCATTGGAAGTCAGGAAAACTCCATTCAGGTAGTACCGAACGTCGTCTTTAGCTGACGCGAAGTCAACGCTATCAATCAAGTAGCGCAGCACGTCAGAATCGAGTTCAACAGATACTAGCTTCGCTCCAGTGTCGAAAACTGGAAAGTTTGACGGGTCAATAGTAGCGAGAGAGAAACGCGAACGACCTGCTTTGACGATAAGCTTTCCATCTTTCTCGGATGCGCTAATCGTTGCGTCATCTGGAAGCGACTTAACGACGTCGTATAGCTTCTTAGCTGATACGCATGCGCATCCTTGTTCTACTACGTCAACCTCGCTTGATGAAACTATCTGCGTTTCCAAATCCGTTGCGGTGATTTTTAGTCCGTGTTCGCTAGACTCAAGCAAGACATTCGAAAGCGTCTGGATAGGCGACTTACTCGGCGCAACGGATGCTGCGCGCTGTATAGCGCTAAGAACAGAGTGTTTCGCAAACCGTACATTCATGACAAGATAATTCCAATGTTACTAGTTACCGCGTACCCGTATACCGCCACTAGAGCGGCTAGGGCCGTCATTCTTACAGAAGAAACAGCAAACATTTCGCGCATGCCGTACAGCATACCACACATCGCGAGACATGCAAGCTTAAAAATTACGATTGCCCAATAGACTCCAACAAGCTTCATGGTTGCGCTTACGAGCGGGTTAGCCTCTGACGCAATGCCAGTACTAAACCCGTAAAGTGTTGTCACTCCGTCCGCTACCATAAGAAGTGCCAGGAATATAATCCCAGTGTTGATTATTGCCAGACGTTGATTCATGGTGTTCAACTCTCGATATCGCTTCAAGAACTAGCCAATACGCGCCTGATTCGCGACCGTCTGCACTGTCCAACGCACGAAGCGCGCCCAGAAGATGGCGAATTACACTCATCGTCATATTAGTCGAAACCGTTGAAAAACGCGTATATCATCAGCACAACATACACGCAGAATAGTGCTGTCATCAGAGTCATTACAATCGGAGACTCGCTCTCCTGTTCTTGTTTCTCAGCTTGTTGGATGAACGGCAACAAATAATCGATGCGTGTCAACTCGATAATTGCCTGCGCGTTCTTCGACGGTTCTACAATCTTAAGTTCTACGTTCTTGTGCGTCGCAAGAACTGAGCAGTTCACAAGCTCACGCAGTCCTGTTGCGTCGATTGCTTCTACGTGGCGCATGTCGATTGATACGCTGTACCCTCCATACAATGCGTTCCGAACGCATCCGCAAAAGTATGTGGCTGCCTTTGTAGTCATGAACCTAGGGGCCTCAATCGTTTTAGTAATCACAATGCAAATTCCCCTTCGAACATATCGACTTGTACGGAGCAAGGAAACAACTCTGTAATTGACCGATGTTCCACAAATTGATTGGAGGAAGATGCGTCAACCAGAAGTCCGCTATAGTTTTCTGGGCGTACGAACCGTGGAGTGGTTCTCTCACTAACGGAGTCAAGGTGTCGCCTGATGTATTCATGGTCTAATCCGAACATATTGCAGAGTTGAACAAACGAAAACGGCGTGTTGTCCTCAGAAAGGAACCAATCAACCGAGTCGTGCGTTTCTTCTATGACACCCTGAAAGTAGTCGAACTTGTCACGAAACCTGTTTCCGACTGGAGCTGTACTGCTTTCCGAGTAGTAATCACGTAGCGTCTCGGCGTTTTGCAAGCATACGTAATCGTCAAACGCTTGCATTAGAACAGCGCGACCGACTCGTTTTAGCGTTGAATCATCCATTTATGTCGTATCCTCTGCCCGCTACTTTGTCGATTTCCGATTCTTCTTCAAGCGTCCAAGTCGTCGTCTTCACAGTCTTTTCCCAAGTCGTAGTTAATCCAAATCAGTACAATCAAAATTGTGACTACTGTCGTCAGGTCCATCGTCCTTTCCTTTTAACCATCCGAAAATATCTGGCGGAGTTGTAGGCTGCGGTCTGCACGTCATCGACTCAACGAGAGCTTGCCAGTTGATGTGTTCGTGGTTTGCGTTCATGTCCGAATCGTGGTTAGCGCGCATGGGTGTAGCATGCGCGCCTTGGCGATACTTGTCAACCACAATTTGCGAAACGTTCGAACAGTGCGCAGTGTGGCGCAAGTACGGCGGCACAGTCCGTTGCTACCTGTCTGTGTTCCTTTTGCGTTTCTGGTCCGGTACGAAGCTCGCAATAGTGCAGCCAGGACCGCAGCGTAGCCGACATATAGAGGCGCGAAGAGGTTAACCCTTCTGGTAGTACAGACCTAGCCACTTCCTTGGCTATTCCGGCGTTTATAGCCCAATCGTAGGCATAGTGGGACTCGTTGATAACGTGGTCTTGCATTGCGGTCCAATCATCCTTAATGCGTTCGTCGTCAGTCTCTAGCGAGTTCTGGCGGTTCTGTTTGTCTTGCATTCTTGCTTCGCGCATTGTGAATCCGAGTTGCGTCGGGTCCGAGTATCGCGCGCTAAACTCTTGAAACGAACAACTTCGGTGCCGCAGGATTTGCCGCGCAATGTCGCGCGTCGTTGTGATTTCGATAGTAGCCGACACCATTTCAAACGGCGACCAATGCTTGTGCTTTATCATGTAATCGACAAGAGCGGCACTTTCCTTGTTCTCCTGGTTCGACGGATTAGACACGCGCGCACAGTAGGCAATGACACCTTGCAGGTCCAATCCGTCGAGTTCCGGCGCCACCGGCTGAGTAATGGCGATGAGTCGCGCTGTGCTCATTACCGGCTATCCCCGCTCCCACTAAGAACGCCACGCTGTTGGCGGTCTCGTAGCTTCTTAATGTTCATTTCGGCAACCTCCTGCATGCTAATACCCAAGTCGCCTAGGACTGCGGCGAGTTGCCATAGGATGTCGCCGCCTTCTTTTTTGATGTCGTACAGTCTTCCTTCGTTGATATAGCCACGATGGTCTCGCTTTGCTTTGGCAATCTTTCCGAGTAGCTCGCCGACTTCTTCGGCAAGCGCAAGCCGTGGATAGTCGATGTCATCGTAAATGGCAGTAGTGCGCGCTTCTTTCTGGTAGTCGTCAAAGTTCATAGGTTTTTCCATGATTCGTTTATGGTTTCCGGATTCAATGATATCTTCTATTGTTCGCCCGCATCCGGCACAGTGGGTACGGGCTTGGTTAAGTTTGCACTTATAGACGCATTGGGTCATATCTCACAGTGACCGCTAGTACATGCAAGCGTTTGCATTGCTTCCGTGTTGTCGTCTTTCTCGTACTCTCCAAGGTTTAGCCAATCAAGATTTGGCATCGCTGCAACTGCTTTGTTGTATTCGTCTTCAGTGCACTCCTGATACGGGGCTTGGCGGTACGTATGGTCAGAGTGCGGCAGGAACGATATACCTGACACGATGTCAAAGTTGTCGTATACCCACGCGCCGACGTTAAGCCATTCGTGCTCCTTCACGTAAACCGTAATGCTTGGCTTGTGTTCGCAGTAATTGAGCTGATATTGCTTCCATAGTTCTAACTGCTCTAACGCGGTCCTATCATCACGCATCACGCTTCCTTCTGGCGCTTTTACCGGAAAGCTAAATACGTACGTCGAGTCTGGGCGCATCACGTCGTCTTCGCACAGAACACCAGCATCGCGCATCATGATAGCGAGCGGGTCCTTCTTGTCCGCGCGTACTGTTCGAATGTAATACGGCGAATAGCGCGGATGGATGCCGCTAGCTGAATCAACTAATTGCGACACCGTGCCAGAAGGCTTCACGCATGTTATGGAAGCGGACTTGTTAATGCCGAGTGTTTCGGACCACTGAGCATTGACAACTTTTGAATACTCGCGCATTCCGCGTAGCCAGCCTTCGGCTTCATTAGATACAGTGCTTAGTACGGGATGGTCGCATATCCCGGTAAGGCTTACGCCAAGCAGCCGTTCTTCTTCGCAATTCTCCTTCCACTTGCGGTTAACATATTTGAAGTTGGTCAGAGTCGATTGAAGCGTACCGAGTATGGTTGCAATCTCAATTTTGTCTAACAGCGTATCAAGCGTGTCGTCTTTGCGTATTACGACTTCGGTTAGGTTACACAGTTGATTGCTGCGTAAAACGATTTCGGAGCAAGGGTTGGTTCCGTACCCATACGCATATGGTTCACGCCTTTCAGGCGTCAAGTTCTCTGCCGCCTTACGGTTGAAAATTCCGCGCTCGCCAGACTTTGACCGATACAGCGAAAGCCACTCCGACATAAAGATGCCGATGTCTGGCTTTTCGGTGTATGCAACCGAGTTGTTCGCAAGGCTTCGCTCCGTGTGGTCGTTCCACCATTGACCAGACTTCGCATTGCGCATGCGCTCGTCTGACAGGTTTGACAGACTGATTAGCGCGCTGCGCCTGACGCCACCAACGACAACGCATTCTGCAATCTTGCACACTAGGTCATGACACTCAATAGACGAAAGCTTTCGGCCTTTCGCGCCGGTAATCATGGCAACCGTGTACTTAAAAACATCATCAAGCGGAGCAGGTCCTGACGCACGACCGCCGAAGGTTTTCAGTCTAGCTCCAGCTGGACGCACCTTTGACAAGTCCCAAGATGGAATCTGACCGCTAAACAGTAGCGCGATGAGTTCCTTGAGAGCCGTTGCCCATCCACGCTTCGAGTCTGCGACAACAATACAGGTATCCGTCTTTCTAAATTCGTCCGGTACTTCAGGCAACTGCGTAATGTACTGACGCTCTACAGAGAAGCCGACTCCTACTCCGTTCATCAGAACGAACAAAACTTCATCAAAAGAGCGGATACTGTCGATTGCCAGATAGGAGCAGTTATATCCGGCAAGCTCTGACAGTTCTAGAGCCTTTCCGGCTGTCATAATGGCGCGCATAGATGGCATTACGTCAAGCGAAACAATCGCATTTCGCGCCTTGTCTAGTGTCTTTTGCGGTATTTCTGGGAATCTCTTTGAGAAGAAATCAATGTATCGGTCAACTGTTTCCGGCCAATACTCGCGCCTGTTTTTTTCTGGTATCCATCTGGCGTACCTGGATAGCGCGATATACTCCTGATACGGAGTAGGGAGTGATGTCATTGTGCTTGTTCTCCAATAATTTGCGCGTCAAATTCCGTGCGGATGGCTTGTAGTTCTTCGTCTTGAATCCGATAACCAAGCAAACCGCCAATAGACATTGCTGCTAGTTCTTTTGATGTAAATGCGTTGTGATGTATCGCGCCAGTATGTTCCGTATTCCAAAATACGGTCTTATCGTCCTTTGTTTCGTACTCTACATAGTCATGCGCAACTTTGCGCAACGTCGCAGGCACAAGTGACGGTATGAAGTTATGCGACGGACATCCTTGGCTTTGCTGTTCGAAATCAAGCGAACATTCTTTTATTTTACACTGCCATTTTCCGGACTCTGTGTCTGGTGCTGCGTGCCGACAGTTCCGGCAATGAACCTGTTGCGGTAGTTGGATACCCCAATAGATAGCAGCGCCTTCGTTGCCTAGCCATCGCGACTCGTAGTACGTTTCATCAGGCCAAGTAGATTCCGGAGCATCGGGAGCGGTAATAATCCGTTCGGCCTTGGCAACGAGAGAAAGGAAAAGCCGTTCGTCTAGTTCAACGAACTCGATATAAAGCTCGCTATCGTCCTTACAGTACGCGATGAATACGGCATGCTTTAGGCCGGCGCTTCCGACGTAACAATGGAGTTGTGCCCAATACTCTGACGACCATTCTCTGACGCCTTTCTTTTTCAGTTCCTTGAACCGCTTTGACGACACGCTCTTGCATTCGCCAATAATCCATTCATCTGGAAACTCAGGAATGCCTAGTGCAACGAAGTCGCACGAACCGCAGAACAATCCGCCAAGGTGCCTAAATCCGAATTGCTTGCCGGATTCTGGGTCTACTTCGTGAATGGTGACGCCTGGAATGTTGCGCAACAGTTTGATAATCTCTGTTTCGATGGCGTTACCGAGTGAAAAGATGCGCTTGGTTAGCGGGCTAAATCGTGGCGGAAGGCACCAACGGTACGACATCCAAAGCAACCGATGGTCTTTCGCGCCAATCTGCGACATACCGAAATGACTGCGCCAACTTTCGGTAGGCTGCGATTCTTCGATTGCCTCAAGCAAAGTCTGGAATTTCATAAGTAACGCTCTTGATTTCTGGATAACGCTTCGCTACGTCAACTGTAACAGACGCAACGCGGCGCAACTGTACCACACTCTCTTGCAACAGGCGATAGGCTTCGCCAGCGTTTCGCGGGTACTCGCTGGCGTCCGTGTACTGTCTCCATCTCGTTTCCGCCATGTGGCCCGCAAAACCGTGCGCGCCAATCATCAGGCAGTCCGTGACGCGCTCGCATCCACAGTGGAAGACAATCTGCAAGTAATCGTTGCCGGATGCTGAACGCTTCGGAAAGCATAGCATTCTGTCAACTGTCCATTCTTTAATGTCCGGCTGTCCGTTGCTCAGTATCGGCGCGTTTGATGCGCGCGTGTTGACCTTGGATACAGGGCGGGTAAACACTTGGCCGCAACAATGGCAATTCGTGGCCGCTATTGGGTTCACAGCGCCGCAGTTGTCGCAGACCTTAGTGGTTACGTTAGCTTGTACGTTGTCGCGCCTCTCAGGGGCTTTCCTGCCCTTAATCTGGTTTTCCTTTCCAGGCGCAAGGCGCATGCCGCGACCGGCAATCTGAACGGCTAACACTGGTGATCGCGTGTTTCGAACGAGCGCGATGTAATCGAGTTCCGGAACATCAAAGCCGGTTGTCAGACACGCTACATTCGATATGCACCGAATCCGACCGGCACGGAATGCCTTGATGATTGACTCGCGTTCTTTCTTTGGAGTCTCTCCTGTAATCAGTTCACAGGACACGCCAAACGAGCGGATGGCGTCTCGCAAATGCGTTGCATGCTTGCGCGTTACACCGTACACAAGCCAACGATTACGCGTTTGTCCTATCCGCACGATTTCTTCGGATATCGTCTCGTTGATTCCTGGCTGGTCGATACGCGCCGCCAAGTCTGAAATCACGTAGTCGCCAGCCGATATGCGCAATCCGTCGCCAGATATGTGCGTTCCTGTTTCCGCATTGACTAATGGTGACAGGTAGCCATCGTCAAGCAATTCGCGCATCGTAAGGCGCGCTGCGATGTCCGTAAACAGCCTATCTTTGCCGTCAGTTAGCCAGATTCCGTTTCCACGGTACGGCGTTCCTGTAAACCCAATCACGCGTAAATGGGCGTTTATTTGGGTTAGCGTGTTTATCAGTTGGCGGTAAACGCCTGAGTTTTCCCTAGAAATCAAATGGCACTCATCAACTATGACAAGCTCAAACTTGCCAAGCTTTGCGCCGCGCCGTGATAGCGTGCCAATGGTTCCGATAATCACGTCCGTATCTGCGTACGTTTCATCGCGGCCTAGCGATGCGGAGCAGACACCAATAACAAGTTCCGCCGCTAACACTTCGAGCTTTGATAAGTTCTGTTCGCACAGTTCCTTAGACGGAACTATCATCAGTACGCGGCTGTTTGTGTCGAAACCAAAGGCCGCGTCTTTGCAGAGTTGTGCGATGAGAACGGATTTCCCAGATGCCACACAAGCATCAACAACAGGATTGCCCTCTGCATTGCAACGGAACCAGTCATAGAGTTTTGTGAGCGTACGTTTCTGGTTGTTTCTTAGAATCATCGGAGTGATGTATAAACCAACCTTTTATCGAGTAGCGCGCGCGCCAGATGTACGCGCCTGCTGATATGTGCAGGAACTTTATAGCGTCTCCTTTTGTGCGGAATGTTTTGAGTTCACCAGTTGTTTCGTGACGCAGAGTGATAGGCGTGCTTTTTCGTGGAATCATTTTCGTAGTAAAAAAAGCCTGCGGGGTTAGCCGCAGGCTAAGTTCCAGCTAATTAACGTTTACCGTTCCCAAGGGCGCTTCCCACCGTCTGCCGTTGCGCTCGCTTGCGCTACGTTGTTCGTAGCTACAGCGACTTTCGGAGCGCTCTCATCGGTCGCATAAAACGTCCTGATTTCGTTCGATGCCTTGTACCCGTTCGACGCTGCACGTACCGCAACCTTTGCGATAACCTCTCTACCAATGCCAGCATCAAGCGTATCGCGCATCGGCGCTTCTGGCGGATATCCCCACGCGTTGAACAAGGAAGACAACAAGCGGCGCGAGATTTCCTGCGCCTTCTCGCTCTTGTTAACGATGTTGGCGTTAACCCAAAGAACGCGACCGGCGTACTTTCCTTCCGTTACGTCAAACCGCAAGGCGATAATCAATCCGTCATTAGCCTTTGTCGCCTTCTGTTCGTGCGAAATCAGAACTATTTTGTATACTCCTTCCGGCAACGGTTCGAAGTCACCTTGCGGAGCGGGCGGAGTGTCTGCAAGGTTGATTTGGTTAATGTCATATTCTGCCCAATTCGTCATCTTTTTAATGCCTCTGTCTACTTGGAAACTATGCGATTGCGTCAAGGTATGCTTTGTAAAACTCGTTAAAGTCGAGCGGCATCTTTGCTGGCAATCCAAACCTATTTTTGGCGTCGAATGCTGCGGAGCGTTCCAGGTGAAGCAATCGCTTGCCATACGAAACCGCGCGCTTTACTGTTGCTAGTCCGTCTTTCGATTCGCGAACGATGGTGTCGAAGTTGCAAAAGCCGACGATATCCGACCACTCTCTGAGTTTCGGTTCGTTCTTTTTGTCGAGCTTCAGCGTAAAACGGTCGTACCGCTCGGCAACTGTCGGGTCGTCTGTTGCTACTTTGTCGCTGTGCGCGATGAGGATGATGTTGTAACCTTTCATCCATAGCGCATCTAAGCCAATGAGCATTTCGTCAAACTTCTCGCGAACATAAACCCATCCACGTCCATATCCGCAGCTTTCAATGCTAGGAACATTCTGCTCCGAACATACGGAGCGGCGCATTAACGATTCTGCAAAATCCACTGAATCAAGTACAACGGTCTTAAAGTCGTTTTGCTCATCGTATAAAACACCTATCGCATCCATGATGTCTTTGTGCGATTCAAGCACTGGAAATCGCGGAACATCATAGTTATGCGCACCGTCTTCGGTGCAGAGAAAAATTGGTTTTTCGGATTTTGTAGCAAAATAAGTCTTTCCTACAGAATCAACGCCGTACAAAACCATTCGTATCGGACGCTTCTCGCGCTTGCTTACGATACTGTTAAGACTAATGGTTGCCATGCTCTATGTGTTCTCTCTGTTCTAGGTTGAAGATTTGGGACGCCTGTTTAACGCCTGCTCGCTGCAAGTTGACCACTTACAATTCCCTGGTTCGTAATTTCCGTCGTTGTTAATACGGTCTAATGAGTATGACTTTGATGGCCTGCTTCCCATGTCTTCTATGAAGCTAGAGAAAGAATCCCATCTTTCGCACACTTTAATTCCTCTACCGCCGTACCCGTGCCAATCCTGGCTTTTTGGATTGCTGCACCGCTGCCTCATTGATTTCCATATCGCGTATTCGTTTTTATACTGACCTGTTCCAAGAGCTTGTCCGTGCTTTGTTTTCGATGCGCGCACCTTTTCGGCACCTTTTTTCCCGTTTTCCGCTCCAATTTCCGGCTTCTTACACCCGCAACTCATACGTATGTGGTTTGTGTAATTTTTTGCAAGTTCTGACTGGCTTTTAACAACCATTTCGCCGCATTCGCACACACAAACCCATAGCGTCTGCTTATGCTTGTTCTTTCCTATATTTTCAAGCGCGGTTAGGTGCCCAAACGACATTTTGGTTAGGTCTGCAAATTTTGGCACCGCTATACCTCTGCGGTGATTTGAATGGTTTTGATGTATTGCGCTTTCCCTGAAACAGTTAAATCCTTTGCTTCCAATGCTGTCGCTTCAGAATCCCAGACGGCACCAACAGAAACCCTGTTGTTAACCACAAACACGTTGACCCACCCTGGCTTGATATCAGGAACAAGACGCAAGTCTCGGTCTTCCATCGTCTCGTAAATGTTGCGTCCTTCCATGTCCCACGCGGAAGCCGTCCTTGCGCCGTCAATAACTCCGTGTATGACTCCAGGCGTTGATGAGAACTCGTACAGTTCGTGAACCTGGATTCCGTCTTTCGTTACGACTTTGTAACCGCCAGCGCGGTACGTTTCGAGCTTAAACGGTAACTTCTTCATCGTCATGATTGTGCAATACCTCTACTGTGAATCCGTACCTTGAGCAAGCTAGCCCTTTAGAAACTGCGACATCATAGAACTCGTCAGCATCGCGCCTGCTGTTGAAATGAAAGAACAAAATGCCGCAGTGTTCATGCACCGACCGTTCACCGTCTTCCATTTGCGTTTCCTGTAGGCAAGTAACGCACAGTATAGCACGCTACACCTTTTCGTCAACAAGGAAATCGCTCAACAGGTAGTTAAACAATCGGTGCGCTCGCTCCGAAAAATCAAGCAGCGCGTCAGCTTCTGAGACCGCATACGGATCGCCTTGCGAGTAGCCAAGCGTGAAGACTTCGGAACTGTACAGTTCATCGTCGGCGCTAACGAGTAGCGCGAACGCTGCTTGTAGTCGTTTTGTCCAATCCTTTGATGCTGGCTTGAATTTGCGCACGTCTGCTAGTACTCCATCGATTCTTTTAGCGTCATGAAGAAGTGTATTCCGGCTGCGCATTCGACGCGAATGTCGTCATCAAAACCGTTAGACGGTTCGTGCATTTTTCCTACCTTGTACTGGAATATGCAATCGTGTCTCGAAGTCATGTCCGTAGTGCTTCCGTGAACAACGGCGAGAACTTTCACTTTTGACGCTCTGCATTTTCTTCCAACAAGTGAAGATACGCGTTTTGCGTCCGCTGGTATCCTTAGATGCAAAATCGTATCAATGCCTACTTTCTTGTATGCATCAAATGCTCCTATTTCTGGGCATACAGAAAAGTTTGGTAGTATCGCACCGCTAATGTCCGCACCGCGAAGGTTCGCACAGCGAAGGTCCGCACCGCTAAGGTCCACACCGCTAAGGTTCGCATAGCTAATGTCCGCACCGCGAAGGTCTGCACCGCGAAGGTTCGCACAGCGAAGGTCCGCACCGCTAAGGTCCGCACGTTCACCATCAGCATCGCAATTGAGATACTTTAGATGCTTTTCCAGAACTTCTTTAATGTTGACTGATTCGCTCATGTTTCTATCCTCTCCCCGGAACACTCCGCAAATGCTGCGCGTCTTCCGGGTTTTCGTAGTCTTTACGTGGTTCTTGCCACGGCATTGGCACCATGTACGTACCGTTGAACGCCTTCTCATGGCGGCTCAGTTCTGGGTCTTCACGACCGCCACATGATGCCGCCAGTGTCGCAAACAGTACGAGGCTATACCGCACGGGCATTGCTTTGGGTTCCAAGCCTGCAAAGCTTTAACCGCAACACGCCAAGCCTGGAGCGCAATTCCCTTCCGCGCTCTAGCAATGCGTCAACGTCTTCCGTGATTGTGTTCAACTGTTCAAGAATGTCGGCTTCAGTGACCGAGTAATAGTCTAACGGCTGTCTGGCGTAGTTCATTGCTACCGCTCTCCGACCCCTGCTTGGTTGCGCGCGTCGCGAACAATGATGACCGATTCCTTCAGACAGAACTTGGTGTAATCACGGACCATTCTTACGACATCGAGTGAGTTTTGCGAATCTCGCGGTTCGCAACAAAAATAATGATATGCGAGTTTCCACGCCGTCATGACCGTGTTGTACGAATTTTCGTTCGTGTCGATAGAGAACTGACCGCCGTTAGGGTCTCGAAACTCGGTGCAGGTATGCGTTTTCATGTTGATATTCTCTTTAACTGTCTGTATGTAAGGAATGCACTTTTATTGTGGCGTTGGAGCGCCAACCCATGGCAACGGCGCGTCTGTTTCGTATCTTTCAAGCTCTTCCATATCTACAGGTGCGCCATTAACAATTACCTGAGAATACGGAACGTCTTGCGAGTATCCAGGCACCGCACTGTCTGTATCGTTCCACGTCCAAGCGTCGAGCGATGTGCCTGGAAACACAGCCGACTGAAATAATGAGCGAACCTCGCTGAATCTACACATATCGTAACTCATAAACTGCGAAGTTGGCGTTAAGTTGTACGTGTATCCGTCGTCGTAGCGTACGCCGTCAACAATCAAAGTCTTCTTATACTCGATGGCCAAGTCGCGCGCCACTTTGTAAAGCAGTTTATGGTGATAATGTCCGTACTCACCCCATGGATTGTGGGTTAGAAACGTCGTGTTTTCGCTGTTCTTAAAATGCTTTCTAAGCAGTTGCTTCAACGAATGGTAGTTAATTGAGTCCGCTCTTGCTTCCTTGTCTACCCAGTAGTCCAGGTAATCCACGTCCTCTGTACGGCCCCATAGATTTTTAACCTTGGTGCCGTATAACTGCTGCTCCTTTTGCCTAACTTCGTCATACGTAGGAGTTGTCGGCATCATCACGATTACTTCTGACGCTTGGTCAAGCCACGGCTCAAACCATAGAATTTCGTCATCATGATGCGCAACAATCACGACAACAGATAGAGCGAGTAATGCGTTCATAAGTCACCAAAATGTCGTAAAGTGTGTCGTGCGAGACTTGTTATGCAAAAAAAAATCGGTAATGCGCCGTCCTTGGCGCGTGGGTGGTGTTAGATCAAGTCCGCCAGTTCGCCGCACTGCTTGCGCATCCATTCGTAATACTGGCGCTGTTCCTGTTCGGACTCTGCGAAAAATTCGGACTTCGTAACCCAGCTTTCGCGCGCCATGACGCGGCGCTGCATACGGTCCAAGTGTTTGAAATCTACTGCTTGTGCGTTCATCGTCCCCTCCGGTTTGTTTGTTCTCTCAACGTGGTGCTAGTATTTCACAAAGTTTCGCAGAGTGCAATACGCTACACATCAGACTTTAAGCAAAAAGCCGCCAGTGGGACGGCCGTTTGCTTATGGTTTTTTGCTAGCCCTTACATCGATTCGTGTCGCACTCACTATGCGACATCAGCGACCAGACCAGCCTATTGAGTAAGCCAGAGGCGAGTTCCGGCTGTTCCAGAACCTGACCAGAGGCGCGGTACTCATGATGCCCGTTGCGGCCTATCACCACGTAAGCAACACCAAGAATGTCGCGCTGGTCATGTCGTTCGATCAGGGACGCTAGAGCCTCAGAGTTCTCGCGGTCCCATGAAGAAGAAAATCCAACAACTGTAGCCATCTCCGTTAAATACTGATTGCTTCGTCATCGTCACTAGAAAGATTGTTGCTGTTTCCCCCTTCGTCGTCGTCCTTTCTGCGACGGAGCGTGTACGATTCTATCGCGCGGTGCAGTCCGTTACTGTGACTTTGTTCCTTTACTTTTTCGCCAGATTGTGCATCAAGCAACGCGGAAATCTGGGCTAGCACTGTTAGACGCTCGCGAACCGGAAGCTTATGCAGGCGCTCTGTGAGTACGTCAATGTACGGGTCGCCAGGATTAGGCGGCTCTAACTGATTGACTAGCGGTCGATTTCCGGTTTGTTCCTCACCGTAGAGCAGTTGTTCCGGAGTTGTTCCAAACAGCTTGCACACAGCAAGCATGTTGTCGCCTTCCAGTTTCTGGATTCGGCCTGTTTCCCACTGCGAAACGGTCGTCTTCTTCACGCCGATCCGCTTGGCTACTTCTTCCAATGTCCAACCGCGCAAGTGGCGCATACGCTTAACGCGCTTACCCCACTCGGTGGGATAGAAATCGCCGTACCTGTCTGGTTTCTGCGAAACTCCGCTAGACGTAGCGGGAACCTTTTTACTATCATCTGTGTCTGCGTTCATGGCAATGGCCCTCTGACCGTGCCTGCGAAGTCTGTTCTAATGGATAAGACAAGACTTCTGTGGATAAGTTTAGTTCATTGTGCGCAGTTCTGTGCGCGCCATCATCCTATCATCAACTACCTGTAAATACGTAAATGACTGAATTGACAACGAAATTAGAGTATGCGCTGGCGTACTCGCAGAAAGGCTACCACATCTTCCCCGTGTGGTGGGCTAAAGAAGACGGCACATGCGCCTGCGGTAAGCCGGATTGCTCATCGGTTGGCAAGCATCCAATCGGAACTCTGACACCAAAAGGAATGGCAGATGCGTCTATAGATGTTGCGACTATTCGCAACTGGTGGTTGATGGTCCCTTATGCCAACATCGCGGTCAATCTCGCAAAGTCAGGCTTGTGCTGTGTAGACATCGACCCTCGTAACGGCGGCGCCGAAACGCTTGACGCGCTGACCGCTAAGCATGGCGCACTGAGTACGGATGTCTACCAGTTCAGCGGAGGAAGCGGCGAGCATTACTTCTTCCTTAAGCCGGAAGACCTGTCGTCGCTCCCAGGTACGCTCGGACCCGGAGTTGACATGCTGCTTAACAAGTACGTGCTTTTAGAGCCGAGCAACCACAAGTCTGGCGGCACGTACGAGTGGGAAGCGTCTAGTTCGCCATTAGAAGGCAATGCGCCTGGACCGCTGCCAGATTGGATTCGGGACTTAGGGCGCGAAGTTACGGAGCGGCCATCGGTCGGCGTGAGTGCGTACCGATTTGCTGATGCAAAGTTGCTGCGTGACATCCGAGACGCGTTGCGCTATCTCGACTATGACGACCGGGACACGTGGATAAAGTGTGGGCTTGCTCTGTGCGAGTTGGGGCAGGAAGGCTTCGACCTATGGGACGAATGGAGCTTCAAAAGCGAGAAGTATCGACCGGGCGAGTGCCGCCAGAAGTGGAACGGCTTTCGCCCTGGAAGCGGACTGAGTGTTGAAAGCGTGTTCTATAACTCGAAGCGCGAACGCTCGCGCGGCGTGCAGGCTAGGTACGACGTGTCGTCAGAATGGGAAAATTACGACATCAACCAAATCAATCTAGCTGATACGCCAGACGATAGCCGGATTGGTCGGATACGCGTACAGCCTGCGTACGGGCGCGAAATCTACAATCCCAATTGGTTATGGGAACCGTACATACCGCGCGGCGAAATCACGATATTGGCGGGTTCACCAGCGTCCGGTAAGACGACAGCCTGGATATCACTCGCAGCGGCGCTTACCGGAGAACGTACGCTTCCCGATGGGCATGTTGTAGAGAAGTGTTCTGTCCTGTACTACAGCGCGGAGGATTCGTACGAGACGTGCATCGGTGCGAAGTTCCTAGCCTCCGGTGGCGATGACATGTGCTTTTATGAGGCCGAAGCGATATCGGACAGTAAGACAGGCGCGCTGCGCGTGTTCGACCCACGACACGACTTTGAAGCGCTTGGCGAGGAATGTGTACAGCGCGGCAACATCGACCTTCTTGTCATCGACAACATTGCCGATAGCATTCTCGGTGACTCCAACAGCAATGCGGACGTTCGAAGCTCGCTCATCCGGTTGCGCGAAATCGCGCAGACGCATAACTTTGCAATCCTCGGCGTCTCCCATCTCCGGAAGGGAAGCCAAGGCACAGCCGCCGCAGAGCGTGTTTTAGGCTCGACAGCGTTCGTGTCGGTACCACGCACCGTCTTTAGTCTTGAACGTGGCGAGAATGGCAATCCGTCGGTCTTCATTGCGTCAAAAGCGAACTACTCCAAGGTAGGACTAGGCTTCACGTACACGGTAGAGCCTACAACGATTCAAGGTTCAGGCGGCGCGGTTGTTAAGACTGCTATTACCAAATGGGGGGAAGCGTTTGAGACTGATGAGAACATTACGAAGTTTGTGGAACGCATGACGACAGGCGTGCCTGATGATGTCAAGTCGGAAAGCGGCTATTCAAGCGCGGTCGCGCAGTGTGCTGCGTGGCTTACTGAGCGCATTGGGCGGACTTGGGTTGCTTCTAAAGCCATTGAGCAGGAAGCATACGACGCCGGATACTCGGAGTCGGTCTATAAGCGGGCTCGAAAACTGGTTGATGTGGACGCAAAAAAGGAGGGCAACGTGTGGTTCACTAAACTCAAAGAGTAAAAATACTAATTACACTGAGTAAATAGTGACTCAAAAGTGCGACAATATGTCGCACTTTTTTTATGCAACTGCGACAATATGCCGCACCTTAGTAGTTGTTCGTATCCGAAACTAGGTGTTGTTAATAAACAACATGCACCAAAAAATAGCCCGCCATCCTTTTTTTACTATACTCTTGTACTCTTGCTCTTAACTGCTTGATTATTATAATAATATATATAAAAAAAAGGGTATACCCTTCACGTACTCATGGTGTACTGTTCTATCCGGTTGCGAATCAAGGGTACAGCAAGAATACATCAAGGGGATATCGAAGAAACCCAGTAACGGCGCGGCTTACAGCCAAGAGTTCAAGAGTATGCGCGAAACAGAGGGGCGGGGTATTTTCGCTGTATTCTTGCCATTTTTTCGACATACACAAATCATGCCAACACACATACTGCAAACTATACGAAATTGCGCGTTGTGTTGTGGAAGTCTTGTGTGCTACACTGTGCTCTACAGTCTGGCGTAGCCGGATTGGCACACGTATTGCATAACACAGAGGGTCTAAAAATGGGTAATGTGCGCGGAGCTTATGGTGACATCTGGCGGGCAATGATTCAGCACGAAATCGTTCACAACGAAACCGAACATTCATCCGTCTGGTATTGCGCGCATCTTCAAGAACAGGTTGCGGAACTTCAAAAGTACCTTCACTCAGAAGATTGGACGCATGCAGGAACGAAGACCAGGGCACTCTTGATGGTTGAAACGCTCGCGGCGGTCCTGACCGAAGTAGAAAACCTGGAAGCGTGCCTTACGGAAATCGACGACGAAATTGATGCGGTAGAATAAAACTTACTTGTAGGGTACTTGTAGGGTACTTGCGGGGGATTCCTTCATGGTGGTCGAGATTCTTGGTTGGTCAAGCGTGTACTTCTGGATTCTGGTTGTCACGCTTTCGGCGCTCTCAGTCGCCGCGTACGGTACGTTGGTTCTTGTCATGAGCTACCGGCGCATCGTGGCGGCGCTTTCTTTTATCAGCGAGGTGTAGCCGTGTTCAGCGTGATAAACGCATTCGTGTTGGCGTTTGTAGGAGTTGCGGCCTATATGGCATTCTGCTTCATCATGACGTTGTATGTGTTGGCAACCATCGCGCTCATCGTACTGAGCGCATTCGCGGGGCTTTGTAATGACAAGTGATTTGGAATTGACGCAAGACGAAATCGTAGAAAGGGTTGCGAGAACACTCGGTGAAATGACAACCTTGGAATTGGTCGAAAAGGCTTTCGCAGTGTTTAACCATCCGTGCGTCGAAGCTGAAAATTCCGTTAGTTACGACAAGCAAAAGGTGGTTCCGGCCCTTCACATCATGCAATACCTCTACCAGCGAATCTACATGGAGTGGGATTGCGCGCCGAAGAATCGCGGAGTTGCTAACTGATGTCGTTCCAAACTGTTCTACCGTTCCCGCCAAGCGTCAACACGTACTGGCGAAACTGGGGCGGGCGAATGGTAATATCAAAGAAAGGGCGCGAGTTCCGCGCTGATGTCGTTCGCATGCTTCGCGAGTATCGCGGGCTATACAACGCAGAACAAAGGCTGACTATCAACGTGTGGCTCAGTGCGCCGGACAGGCGGCGCACTGACTGCGATAACAGGATGAAGGCACTTTTTGATGCTTTACAGCACGCTGAAGTCTACCCAGACGATAGCCAGATAGATGAAATCCACGTCTATCGCGGTCCGGTCGATAGCGAAAAGAAAGGCTTTGTTTATGTCTCAATTGAGGTTCTTCCAAGTGAAAGAAGGTAAGTTTATGGCAGTTGTCATGTGGTTTATTGGCGCTATGGTAGCCGTGTCGATTCTTAACGTTGCAACAACGATTCACAAGCGCGAAAAGTGCCTGGAGCATCCTGCATCACTTGCATGCGCGAACATGGCAGGGTTTAAAAAATGAAAGCCGGTAGCGAGTCGTTCGCAAAGACGTACGTTATAGCGATTCTGTTTGTCCTTGCAATTCTCGGATGGACGGTCTTGGGGCTTCGTATCATTTACTTCTGCGAAGACCATGAAGCGCGCAGGAACACGGAAGAACATTACCGTGAATTGATGAATAAGGAACTTGTAGCTCCTGATTTGGGCGAGCAGGGTTCAAGTACACACTAAAAATCAATTCTAAGGCGTCTGTGCGGCTATATAAGCCGCGTTTATATAAAACAGGTACTAGGGTAGCTAGTCATGGCTAGAATGCGAAAATGGAGCGTCTACGTAGCTGGCGAATACGTAGAGTCTGAATTGTTTCCAATCGAAATGAGTTTAGAGGATGTTCTGTCGTACTTCGTGATTGATTGCGGGTATCCGCGCTCAGAAACAGAAGTGATTCCGACTAAATGAATACATCAACAAAGGTTCTGTGGGTTAAACAAATGCTAACCAAAGGGCACAAAGATTACGAGGAAGAAGTGCGAACGCGCGATGAGTCGCCATGTCCGGTTTGTGGCGCTATGCGTACGATGGAAGGGTTTAAGTATGTCTGCACCGTGTGCGACTACACGTACGACGAACCGGCGATTACGTTCGAGCGCGAAATCGTGACCGCAGATGACTTGCTTGAGACGGCGCGTTCTCTCATCAACCAGCGCGGAAAAGAACGCGACAAAGCATCCGGCGAACGGTCAATGCGTGGCGCTGTGTTGGCTTTTAACGCGCTCTATGGAACAAGCCTGACCGAGACGCAAGGTTGGACGTTTATGCTGCTTCTAAAGCTCTCACGGTCCGCTGGCGGCGCGTACAAGCAAGACGACTATCTTGATGCTATCGCGTATGCGGCACTCGCGGCGGAGTGCGCTGATAGGGAGCTTGGCTAACATGCCAACGACGCAAGAGATTCTTGACGTGTACGAACAGACGCACAGCTATAGAAAGACGGCAAACGTTCTGGATATGGACCGGCGCGGCGTTGCAAGGCGGATAAGGCGTGCATTGGGTGATGGAACTCCATCAAGGAACGATGGATACAGGCGTCATATTGTCATACCAGACGTTCAGGCAAAGGATGGAGTTCCATTGGACCATCTTGAATGGGCTGGACGCTACAT